AACTAAAATGGTAGAAGCTTCAAATGCTAAAATTGAAAAACTTAAAGCAGATGCCACTGGAAAAACAGAAGCAGCTGCTGGAAAAACAGAAGAACCTTCTAAATCTGTAATACCCGACTTTAGTTCTTTTGGAGAAGGAGTAAAAGGCTCGGGACTTCCTCCGTTCTTGCAAAAATTAAATGCTCAAATTAAAGATTCTAAACCTGCTCCAATCAAATCACCAACTGAAGCAAATAAAGATGCATCTAAAACTACAGCACAAGCTGTTAAAGAAGAAAAGAAAGAAGAACCAAAAAAACAAGAAGCAAAAAAAGAAGAAAAACCAGCTACAGGAACAGTTGCAGAAGTTACCATGAAAGATCTACATGCCAGTCTAGAACACTTAAATAAGAGTATGACAAGCCTTCTTAGTTATAGTCAACAAACAGCCACAGCAGCACAACAACAAGTTAAGGCAACTAAAAGTTTAAGTGGCAATAAGTTTGCTTAAAAGGATATAAATTAGATGAGTTGGAAAAAGTATTTTACGCCCGTACCTGTAAATGGTGAATTGTTAGGCCCTATCAGCGGCCAAAACAACGGCAATCGTCCTGGTCCGGCAAGAAGTAACTATTCTAGCTACTTGCCGGATGTATATTCTGGTAGTCCAAATCGTATTGAGCGTTATCAACAGTACGAAGTTATGGATAGTGATCCAGAAGTTAACGCTGCTCTAGACATTCTAGCTGAATTCTGCACACAAAAACTAAAAGATTCAAAGAGTCCATTTGCGGTCAAGTGGCGCAATAAAGGAACTAATGTAGAAGTTCGTGTTTTAAGTGAATATCTACAACAATGGAACAAGTTGCAAAACTTTGATGTACGTATTTTTCGTATTGTTCGCAATACTTTTAAGTATGGAGATAGTTTCTTTATTAGAGATCCTGAAAATCAAAAGTGGAGTTACTTAGATCCTAGTCAAATTATCAAAGTTATTGTTAATGAAAGTGAAGGTAAGAAACCTGAACAGTATATTGTTAAAGATCTAGCACCTAATTTTGAAAATTTAATTGCTACAATGATTACTCCTACAGTAAATCCACGTCAAACTGGCGGTGGTCCATTGCCTGCAAGCGGTTATTTAGGGCAATCAGGCGGTGGTAGTAGTAGCGGAACTAGTGGAGGTAACGTAGGCGGACGCTTTGGAATGAATCAAAAGGAAAATGCCATCGATAATAAGCATATGGTTCATTTGAGTTTGTCAGAAGGTTTAGATCAAAATTTTCCATTTGGCAATAGTTTATTAGAAAATATCTTTAAAGTTTACAAACAAAAAGAACTATTAGAAGATGCAATCTTGATTTATCGTATACAACGTGCTCCAGAACGTCGTGTATTCCATATCGACGTGGGTAATATGCCTAGTCACTTAGCCATGGCATTCGTAGAACGTGTTAAAAACGAAATACATCAACGCCGTATTCCGTCACAAACAGGAGGCGGACAGAACGTCATAGACTCTGCATACAACCCTCTGAGCATTAACGAAGATTATTTCTTCCCTAAAACAGCAGACGGCAAAGGATCAGACGTCACAATGCTAGAAGGCGGTAAGAATATTGGCGAAATTGATGACTTGAAGTACTTTACTAACAAGTTATTCCGTGGATTACGTATTCCAAGTAGCTATTTGCCTACTGGTGCGGATGATTCACAGAGCAATTTCAATGATGGTCGTGTAGGAACAGCGTACATTCAAGAGTTACGTTTTAACAAATACTGTGAAAGACTTCAAAGTTTACTAACAGCAGTGTTTGATAGCGAGTTTAAATTGTTTTTAAATGCTCGTGGATTGAATATTGATCCAGATTTATTTGAACTAAACTTTAATCCTCCTATGAACTTTGCAAGTTCACGTCAAGCAGCTATTGACACTGAACGGATTAATACATTTAATACCATTCAAGCCGTTCCATTTATGAGTAAACGCTTTGCTCTTAAACGTTTCCTTGCACTAACAGACGAGGAAGTAGCAGAAAACGAACGTCTATGGGCAGAAGAAAATGGAAAAGGACAGCCAACTACTACCGATGCCGCTGGAGAATTACGTAGTGCAGGCTTGTCTGCTAGCGGAATAGAAGGAGACATGGGTGCTGCTGGTGACATGACAGCTCCAGAAGATATAACAGACACTGGCGAAGAACAAGGAGCTCCTAATCCTGGAGCTGCAACACAACCTGGGGCCGCTACTCCACCGCCTGCCGCATAAATACAATATGATTTTAAGAGAGTTGTTTTATATTGATCCAGACACAAGGCATGTAGCCAATGATTTGCGCTATGAGCCTAGACGCGATCAGACTCAGTTGCATAGAGATGATACACGTAAAACAAGATTAACACTAAGACAACTAAATGAACTACGTAAAAGTAGTGAAGCCCACATCCTGGAACAGGAAAGCGAACTAGAATTTATACATTCAATGTATGCAGCTCCACCAGCTGCACCAGCACAATAATTGAAAACGGCCAAAAAACGGCCGTTTTCACACCTTATCTATACACTTTTTTAACAAAAGTGTAAATATAATACAGCCTTGTAACCACAATCACAGGAGAACCAAACATGACTGACCGCGCTCAATTTGAAGCAATGCTTGAAGCTTTGATCAATGAAGATCATGAGCAAGCAAAAGAAATATTCCACAACATCGTTGTTGGAAAATCACGTGAAATTTACGAAGAATTATTAGCAGAAGACTTCAGCCCAGAAGAAGCTAACAAAGCTATCGGTGGCCATACTAAGAATGAAGGTATGGAAGAAGAAGAGTCTATGGAAGAAGAAGCCGAAGAAGAAGAAGGTGCTGAAGAAGAGTCCGATTCAGAAGACGACGCAGAATCAGACAGCGAAGATGACGCTGAAGAGCCAGAAGACGACGCTGAAGATAATCCTTTTGGCGGTGAAGATGACGCTGAAGACGACGGAGAAGAAACTCCAGAGTTTGGCGATGAAGAAGGTGGCGAAGAAGGTGGAGACATCGAAGATCGCGTTATGGACCTTGAAGATGCTTTAGAAGACCTAAAAGCAGAGTTTGAACAACTATTGCAAGGTGAAGAGCACGAAGAAGAACAAAATCCAGACATCCACGGACATGAATTAGATTCAATCCCAGGTTTCACCGGTGGTGACGAGCAAGGTGGTGCTGGTGAAGTTGACGAACTAGCAACTATGATGGAATATGTAAACAAAGTTGCAGCTCCAAAGCATGGTGACAACGGTGTTAACACTAAATCAACTATCGACAACATGAAGAATGACATGGGTGGTACAACAGCTAATATTGCTAAGAACTTTAGCACAACTAGCGGTGGTACACAAGGTGGTTTACTAAAGCCAACAGCAGGTGATTTAACAGCTGGTTTAGGTAATATTCAAAACCGTCCAGATGCTAAAGCAGGTAAAACTGGCTTTAAGACTCAAGTTAAAGACGCACACGGTGCTGAGAAAGCTGGCAAGAAAGAAACAGCTGACAACAAGCAAAGTATGTTGAATGGCGCACCTAAGCGTAACAAGTAATAACAGAGACTACTAAAAATATGTCTTTATACCTCCGAGAGAATCTCAGTTTCAACGAAGCAAAAATGGTCGTTGAGTCTGATGACAAAGAAGGAAAAAACTTATACATGTCCGGGATTTGTATCCAGGGCGGTATACGTAACGCTAACCAGCGTGTTTATCCGGTTAATGAGATTGGCAAGGCTGTCAAAACCCTTAATGATCAGATTCAAAACGGCTATTCAGTTCTCGGAGAAGTAGATCATCCAGATGATCTAAAAATAAACCTGGATCGTGTGTCGCATATGATTGTTAATATGTGGATGGACGGTCCTAATGGTTACGGTAAACTGAAAATTTTACCAACCCCTATGGGACAACTTATCAAGACAATGCTGGAAAGCGGAGTTAAGCTAGGTGTTTCAAGTCGCGGATCCGGAAACGTCAGAGATGACGGATCCGGTGAAGTATCAGATTTTGAGATTATCACAGTAGATATG